TGATGTAAACAAAATCTTTGTGGTTTCACCAGACGAGATGGTTGGGAAAACTGAAGCAAAGAACTCATCCCAATTCTCAACGAATGCAGCTTCATCGATATACAATAACGAAATAGACTTACCACGAATAGCTGACGAACTTGTAGCAGCAGCAATAACCTTACAGCCATTCTCAAGTTCAATTGAACCTTTGTTCCACTCAACAACACCTTGTTGTAACCAGTCAGGGAGTGATTCGTATGATAACTTTACACGATCCAGGATTTCTCTGGCCGCATCACCCTTATTAGCAAGAAGAGCTACCGTTTTGTGTTCATTGAAAAGAATATAATGGAGAATAACTGCAGCTGCTGTAGTAGTCTTACCAGCCTGACGACTAGTGACTACTGTGACTCGACGGTTATTAGAAAGCTTATCAATGATTTCTTTTTGATAGTTATATAATTTTATCGGAATAAGACCGTGGTCAACATGGACGATTTTAATATAACGTTCGGCAAAGTAAATCGGATCTTTGGCACACTTGAGCCATTCCTCAACTTGTTCTGCCGTCCATTGAATTTTTTTTCTGGCTTTCTTAAGAAGAGGATTACCATTATAACCCTTATCAAAAGCCTTTTTGAGTTTATCTACTACAGACATTTATTCATTACTATTATTTCTTCTTTGATCAAGCATCTTCTGTAATTCTGCAGTTGATCCAACAAAGAGGTTATTAGTTACTTGTTGATTATTTGCTTCAGGATTGGTTTCAAGAAGTTTCTTTTTCTTGGCTTGCAGTTCTAGGAGATCCTTGCTCGCACCGACCATAGTATTCATCAGAGTAGATAGAACTTCATATGCTCTGGGATGTTGTGACTGTCTGGCCACATCCATCAGATCAAATAGTGCTTCTTGTCCTTTGCCGATTACATCCATTAGATTTTCACGGGCATAATCAAAATCATCTTGCACCGTGGAATCTTGTGGCTTGTCTTGCACCATTGGAAGGAATTGTCTATTACCATCCGGTTGAATATTTAAAATATCATTTAGCTTTTTCATTATACATTACTTTCAAACTCATTAATAAATCCATAGTTATCATCTGCATTAATAAGTTGCCAATTAATAGAGGCTGCTGAATTAGATGTTGGTTGGCCATTTGCCGTCAAACCTGGATATACATGAACTGTTTCAGTTGCTGCAGTATTTGTGGTATTGGCCAATGCTACATTTGCGGTTGCGCGGAAGTTAACATCAATATATTTAATACCACCATTGCCAGATCCAGTATTCTTTGTAGGGCTAAACAAATAGCCTTTGATTATAAATTCTAATGTCCAGATGATAGCCCGGCGAGTTTCAAAGTTACCCTCATACGTATCTTCTGAAGAAATACTATTAAGAATAATTGGAATATCCCACGGATCATCTTCCATATCTGGAATAAGATGAACTGATGCAGTCCATTCCGGAGTAAAGTATGGAAGGATCTGTTCTACAATCTTGGTTCCGTCTTCTGCATTCTTGACTAAAATTGACATTTGGAATGTAATATTATAAGGAACCGGTTGATACTGTGTGTTATTGTTTTTGGTTTTACGATTTAGTGTATTTAGTTTGCGCTCTGGATCATACTGAAATGTTGTCATCTCAAATGCAATACGCGGAACCGTTATAGCAACCTTATTATCTAAATCGGGGTTACCTTCAAGACGTGCAATATACTTTTCCTTTGGTCCATATGACAAAGGAACTTTAAATGTTTGAACGGTTTCGCCCGTTGAATCTTGCCGAGTAACATAGATGTTATTGAAAACTGTTCCAAAAAGGACTACATATTTTCTTAGTGTATTATGATGGAATGTACTACCAAACATTAAACCGTCCCTTCACTGAAAGGATCGACCTGCGACCAATCAAGGATTACATCACCCTCAAGTTCTATTTCAGTATTATCTTCAAACGAATCGCCAACCTGCGTTTCAAAGTTATATCCCGATTGAATAATTTGATATCCATCTTGATTGGTGATAACAAATCCATCGGTTGTAAGAAGACCATATGTCTCCATTGCAATGCTTTTGGTTTTCTCAATACTGTCGATTGCCGCAATGCCAGTATTAAGTCTTTCTGAGCTATACTCAAATACTTCGCATACAAGATCATACATCTGAATAGAACCCATCTGATAAAAGATAGGAGTTTTATTTACATACTTAATAATCATAAGGCGATCAGCCATTGGAATGTAGATTAAATCACCTTCTTGAGGACGAGCAAGTCCATCTAGATTGCCAATCTCATTCATAAAATTACGAACAGAGACAGTAAGAGTCATCTGATCTCTGATTTCAAGATTAAATTTTGAAAGGAATGATCCATCACCTTCGTAACTATCGTAGCTACGAATATACATGTCAATACTATATGAGCCGTTATACTGAGATAGTGTATCCTCACCGTAGATATCGTCTTTGGCTACAAGTGTTCTAGGACAATAATACACATCATGACCATAGATCTTAATAGACTCAATTACCAAGTCTTCAATGAGGATCTGTTCCTGACTATTTTTAAAATTATTGAAATAGAAGTTGGTCGTCAAAATCTTATCCGATCATATCCAATACAGGTAAGCCGTAGCTTGAGATCATCTCTGTTTCCATCTTGGTTCTTGCTTCAACAGCATCGTTATAGATCTTCTCACCGTTGAATTGTACCCCACCTGGGAGGTTCATGCCAGTGAACTTGGTAAGATTAGAACCCCATTGTTCTTTAATAAGTGTAGTCGCATAATTCTGAAGCCAACGATCATTCCATGCATCTGCATATACGGCGGGGTCAACTACTTCATACGCCTCGACAACAAGATATGATCCGACTGCAAGATTACCCCAATCGGTATCAACATATAGTCTATTCTTGTGACGAGCATAGCGGATTGGTTGTTTACCTACTAGCATTTCAGTAAGTAACGCAAGATGTTCCATAACCATATAGTATGGAACAATCGATACATTAGTCAGAGTATAAAGATCGTTCAGGGCAATCTGATAACGGATATTAAAAAGGTCATCAGCACGAATTGAAGGATCACCAATAGAGAAGATGCTAACCGCACCAATAATATTTTCTGGTAGCGTAATGTACTTGTTGTTAACATCCGTTGAAGTTATAAGATGTTTGTAATAAATTCTATCCGAACCATCAAAGTGGTAATCGTAGTAATAACGAAGTGCTTCATCAATACGATCATCTACTTGGTCATCGTCAACGTTGATTTCAATTACTGGCTTGCCTAGTTTACGTAGGCAATATTCTTTAAACTCAGCTTTTGTTGTTGGTGCAGCCATAGTAACCTCTTTTAATTCTATTTATAATATGCTAGCATCAACTTTTCTGTGTACAACAGTTTGAATCTATGTTATAATGACATATGTCGTAATGAATAATAGTCTGACTATGTTAATATCGTTATATTATTCATTGTCATTGGTCCAGCTGTATTGCAGTTGGTCGCTGTATTAAATGGCATATATGCAAATCTATTACCGCCGCCAAGCAAACTAACATTATTAGCATAGTCATTTGACAGACCACTATCATTTAACACCCCGAGTGTACTAGTATCAATAACTACTTGTCTTATTTGAGCCGGTGTATATTGTGGATAAACTTGTAGAAACTGTGCAACCAACCCAGCTATTTGTGGACATGCAACAGAAGTACCCCAAAGACTTGTTATTTTATAACTTGTATTAGATGGATAGGTATTTGAACCAGCAACAGTATTTGTCGAACAACTACTTACAACAGCTGCACCTGGTGCGTATACGTCAACTCTTGGCCCAGGTTGGCTATAGAATAGTTTATTTTCAGGTGAATCAGGTTGATTCTGAACTGCACCTACAACTATCACACCAGGATAACAACTTGGAGTATTTCCACGATGATAATAACGTGGGCCATACAATGAAGAAGTCCAATAATTATCATAATCAACACCACCGGGGACATCTATTTTGTCATAAAAATTTCCGGCAGAAGATACCAAAACAACTCCTTCTGCTAGTAATTCTGCAATATCGACACCTTCAGAAACTCCCTGATAACTACCCCCGAATCCAGTACCATCTCCATTTGATCCAATCATCCCATAATCAAGTCTAGATGATGATCCAGTCCAAGAAGTACCTCTATAATTTCCACCTGAAATATTAGTTAATCCATCTGTAAAAACAATTTTCCAGCTCATACTAACAACAGTCGGTCTTTTATATCCTGTAGCAGGATCAATGGGTTTATTTCTATGCCAGCCTTTTATGCAGTCCCAAGCATCGGCAAGACTGGATATATACGTTGTAGGATCTAGACGTAAAATATTTATAGTCATACAATAAATACGAGCATTTTTTGCTCTACCATATGTCTTTCCTGCAGCAACACCGGCACAGTGAGTACCATGTCCTTGATAGTCAGTATAAAAAGTAGCAAGAGGTGGCATAGTTCCTGATACACCACTTGCTGAAAACCAGTCAATTTGTTGGACTCTTGATGTGCCATTTGCGTCTTGAAATTCCGGGTGATCTGCCTGGATTCCACCATCCATAATTACAAAATCTACACCTGTGCCATCAAGCGCGTAGTTATAATCTAACGTACCAGATCCTGTTCCTGGTGTATTATTTGTTGTGGAGTTCATCCTAAAAAGACCCCAGTTAACTCCTAAGTTATTAGACGGAGCCTCACTATCGCCATTTTTAAAATACAAACCTCTTTGAGTTGCACATGGGACCAGTGCTACGTCATCTCTAAGGTCAATAGGAATCTCTACACAATAAACTCTTGCATCTGCACGGAGTTTTTCAGCTTCTTCGTCAGTTAGTTCATACCAACATTGTCTGAGACTAGACTCTCGTTCTTTAATTACGTTAACACTGCGGTAAGGAACATATGTGCTACCTGAACCGTTGTTTTCAATTTCGTCCCAGAAGGCATCGTAGTCTACGCCTTCTTCTAAAGCAACATTATAAGTTTTAAGCATTGGATTTACCATAGGAATAGTACCGGCCTGATAGCCGGTACTAAATGACATCTATTATGCTTTGGATTGTTCTAACTGTGCTTGAGCCTGTTGAAATAACTTCTTCAGAAGTAAATCAACCACACGGTGTGGAAGTTCCTGAAGACTGGTCAGGATCACATTTAGTTCATTAATATCTAATGTAATATTTACAGTAGGTGCGACTTGTGGAGCATGTTGATTTTCAACAAACTTTGGGTTTAGTTCCATGATATATTCTCCTGAATTATATTGTATTTAACTCTTCCTATAGAAGAGTACTTTTATTTATATGCGCTGGAATACTGTTATCCTGCTACCCAAGCAGTACCATTGTCAAATACAGGACAAACAACTGCTCCACCACCGGTTAAAGTACCTAAGAATGTCGGAGAGGTGGCGTTTGTAACATAAGCCCTACGCCCCGCGACGCCGGCGGCTGGTAATGTTGCAACCGTGTAGGCAGCTAATCGGATTGGCGCATTCAAAACAATACTAGTACCAAACGTTGAGCCGATAGTGATGTTTGTTGTGCTGCCACTCAAGCCGCCTGTGCCAAGATTGATTGTTTTGGTGTTGCCAGATGCCGTTGCTCCTGCTTGGATGTTTGTGGTTTGTGAAACTGTTGAC